CAAGGCACTCTATGCCCAGCTCGAAGTCGAGGAGGGCGAAACCACAGACAAAACACTTTCGACCGGCAGCACTAACGCTGCCGACGATGGCGCGACAACCGCGCCGACATCACAGCAGACACCACACAACATGACTGATTCCAACACCGTGGTGGCGGCCGCTCCTAGTGCGCCGACCGCCCTCGACATCGACGCCATCGTCGCCAAGGCCGTGGCCGCTGCCATCAGCGCCAAGACCATCACCGCCGCCCCTGCACCGGAGCCCGTCGCCCCGGTTCGCATCGAGAACCTCGGCAATCCGCTGCTCGAGGCCCACAAGAAGCTACAGGCCGGTGCTGACCGCCGTTCCTGGTTGGTCTCCAACCACAGCGAGCTGTTGCGCCAGAGCGCCATCCACGCCCCCCAGAACGCCAACACGTTCAACGGCAGCTTGGTTGTCGATTACCTCGCCGACGCCGTGATCGTCGTGGCCGCCAACCGCTTGGCCCTAGTCTCCGCTTTCAGTCGCAACGTCGGCCTGGATAACCTCCGCCCGCAGGCCCGTGTGCAGGTTAAGAAGTACAGCGCCGGCACCGCTGCCCAGACCAATCCGACCTCTTGGGAAACCAACAACGACAGCACCTTGGACAACGTCCAGGTGACCGTGCAGCAGATCTCCAAGAATTTCACGATCACCCAGCAGGAGCTTAACCAAGGTTTCAGCCTGGCCGATCTGGCTGCCGGTTCCGCCGACCTGTTCGCCTACGGCATCAGCGACAAGCTGACCGCCTTGATGGTCACCGGCAATTACGGCGCCGTTACCGGCATCGGCTCTGCCGCTAACTTCGACAGCTCGGACCTTCCGGCGATCCTGGCTCTCGCGAAGAACTACCGCAGCAAGAACCTCATCCTGGACGGTGGCCACCTGGCTCGGATCCAGTTCAGCGGCCTGAGCACCGCCTCCGCCGGCACCGTGGCTATGCCTGACAGCCGCTACGGCCCCCTCAACAACGGCCGCTTCGGCTTCGAGGTTATCGCCGAAAACAACCGCTGGACCTCGGCCGAGAGCAACACAGTCGGCTTCGTGTGCGGCCCTGATGCTATCGCCATCGCCGCCGGCCTGCCGGTCGGTATGATCGCCGGTGAGTTTGTTGAGCAACGCACGGTCACCACCAATAACGGCCTGAGCTGCTTGCTCTCCGTCTGGTACAGCCGCGCGACTCGCAGCCACATGGCGTCTTACGACATCATGTTCGGCGCCGCGGCCGCGGACACGACCCAGGCCGAGATCCTGACCACCGCCTAATCGGCCAAGTCATGAGAATCGCCACGACCATTGCAGTGGACAAGGCAGGCAAATCAAAGATTGTCGCCGGTCCCGAAGTCGATGCAGCCGCCCAGCGCACCGACTTTAACACTGCCAAGATTGCAGAGGGCTCGAAGTTGATCCTGTGGATACAGGGCAGCGTTGCACCGAAGATTCGTAAGGGTTAACAAACCAAAACTGGGAGGGTCGCTGGACACGCTGGTGACCCTCCCTTTAACCAAAACACAATTTTATGGCCGTCCAAGCAGACATTTCGACCGAGTATTCAATGGGCCGCGAGGGCTTTGCGCTGGTCACTAGCACCGCCGCTCAGACCGGCAACTGGGCTGGCTTGATTCCTACCGAGCCGACGGTGTTTACGTCCATCACTGGATTTGGAATATCTGGCACTTGGACTTCTAAGACAATCCCTGCTGGCTTCCCACTGGTTGGCAACATCACCGGCTTCCAGATCTTATCCGGTTCTGTCGTAGCGTTTAACGCCCGAGCATAAATGATCTCACTCGGCATAGCACTGAATCGGTTGTTTGCCGGTCAAGCCGGTGGCACTGATGCGCCGGTGCTGCGTCGAGATGTTCTGCAAGAGGACGAGTTCTTTGTGCTGCAAGAAGACGGCACCGGAAAAATCGTCATCACCTTTGGCACTTTCGACTCTCTGTTGCGTGAAGACGCTGGTTTTCTGCAACAGGAAGACCTATTTAAACTCGCAATCCAATCCAACTGACCTATGGCAGATTCTAAAATTACAGCACTAACGGCACTGACTGCTGCCGATCCAGTCAACGATATGTTTCCGGTGGTCGATGTCTCTGACACGACGATGGCGGCATCTGGCACGACGAAGAAGATCAGCGTCAACAACATCCTCGGAGCATCCGGCACCGCCACCCTCGCATCCGCCACCATCACCGGCGATCTGACGGTGGACACTTCGACGCTGAAGGTTGATTCAACGAACAATCGGGTGGGTATTGGTACGGCGACTCCGGCCTATCCGTTGCAGGTTGCTGGCCGCATTTCGTATTCTAGTGGAATTGGTGAAGGTGCGGATCTGACTGTTTCTTCCAGTGGTGCTACGCTCCAGTTTGGTCTTGGATCTTCATGGACGCAGCAGCTTTTCTATCTCGCTGGCACCGAAGCCATGCGCCTGAACTCTACGGGGTTGGGCGTGGGGAAAACTGCTTCAGCACGATTGGACGTTGCATCCGCTCGCGCTGCAAGTGTGGTTGGCGGCATCGTTGGAACCACCGGAACGGGTGCTGTTAATGACGAATGCCAATTCCTCATCAAGAACGTCAACACTGCGTCTGGTCAGAACAACGGTGCTGGTATCGGTGGTTTGCTTGAGGCGAGTGCATCGAATAAATCAAGTTTGATGTTCTACGTTGATAATGGAACAGCTGTTACCAATGTGGGGCGGTTTGATAGTAATGGAAATTTGCTGGTGGGTCTTGCCACTGCTGGAACTACCGCTGCCAAGACCATCCAGATTGCCAACGGAACCGCTCCTACGGCTAACGTCACTGGCGGTCAACTCTACGTTGAATCCGGTGCGCTGAAGTTCCGTGGATCTTCCGGCACCATCACCACTCTAGCCGCCGCCTAATCTATACGACTATGCCTACCATCCTCTGGATCATCGAACGCCTTCTCGTTAAGCCGACCGAAGGCTCCCTCACCGATGTCGTCATCACCGCCGACTGGCGTTGCAACGGCACTCAGGATCAATACAGCGGCACCTGCTACGGCTCCTGCTCTTTCCAGCCGCCGTCTGGTGAGTTCACGCCTTACGAAGACCTGACGCAGGAACAGGTGCTTGGTTGGTGCTACGCCAATGGAGTCGATAAGACCGCCATCGAAGCGAACGTGACGCAGCAGATCAACGATCAGATCAATCCGCCGGTGGTTACACTGCCGTTGCCGTGGGTGCCGGTGCCGCCTCCGGTTAAGGTTGCGGAGCCTGTGGTGGTTGCCGATACTTCCGCCGTATGATCAAGATCGAACTCAGCACCGAGCAGGTGAACAGCCTCCTCCAACTCATCGACATCGCGGTTAAGGCTGGTGGCGTTGCTAACGCCCGTGCAGCCCTTCCGCTTGTGGACCTCATAGTCTCAGCCGCCCAGCCTAAATCCGAGTAATGGAACCAACGAACAGCAGCGCCAGCCCTGGACTAAGCCTAGCAGCAGCGGCAGGTGCCACCGCTGTTTCGTTTATTCCATGGCTTACCGACTGGGTACAACTTATCACCGCGCTAATTGGCTTAGCCTGCGCCATCTACGGAGCCTATAGGCTGTTCAAATCCAAATGAAAAACACGAAAACAACTCTCGCCGGTGTTGGTGCAATCCTCGTCGCTGTTGGTGGTGCCCTCAAGGCCCTGTTCGACGGTGATCCGAGCACCAATGTCGATCTAACTACGACCATTGCCGCGGTCACCGCTGGCATTGGTTTGATCTGGGCCAAGGATGCCAAGGAAGTCGAAGCTCCGAAGCCGTGAACTGGGTCTACCAGATCCTAAAAGCTCTGTTGGATTGGTTCCGCGAAACACCACCTACCGATGTGCAACATGGCAAAGCTCCCGAGGCCCTCAAAAGCGATCTGGATGGCCGCATTGCTGACCTGCCTGGGTTGCCAGATGACCAGGGTGGTCCTGGTGCCAAGCGGTGATCCGGTGATGCTGGCCAAGCCGGTGAAGGCCAGCGTCTATGCTTTCGATGCCGATAAGAAGCTGGTCGGGCCTTCCCGGGTGACCCTCCCGGCCGGCTGGTACGTCCTACCCAAGAAATAATATGGCTCAACAAACGATCAACATCGGCACCATCGCCAACGACAACACCGGGGACACCCTCCGCGGCGCCGGCGAGAAGATAAATGACAACTTCGACGAGCTGTATGCCGCCTTGCCGTTGGTCACGCCAACGACCTGGGTGCCGACCCTCATCGACTCCGGCGGTGGCCGCACCTTCGCCATCACCACCAACACAGCCCGGCACACGTCCATCGGCTTCGTTACAACCTTCACCGCGGACATCACCGTCAACTCGGTGACCGGATCCGCTACGGGCAACCTCCGGCTGTCGCTGCCTGATGCCGTGACCTACGAGGCCGCCGCCGCGGTGTGGCTGACCAATGCCACCAACCAATCCAAGACCGCCATCATCGCCAGGCTAATCGCCGGCACCAGCTACCTCGAGCTGTCGCACTTTGAGAACGGAGCCGCCGATAGCCTAGCCGCCCATCTCCAGGCCACTAGCCGGCTGATAGTCTCCGGCACCTACTTCACTACCTGATGACCACCATCGGATCCAGTCTCCAGCAGGGTATGGCTGTGCTCCAGCAGATGCTGGGGGCGCCCATGTTCATTTGGGAAGGGACGTCGATCCGATGCATCCCGGCAGCGGTCAACGATGCCAACGTGCCCATCTCCGGTGGGTTCCAGGACAACGTGACATCGAGGATCCTGGTCATGTTCTCCGACTGGAAGACCTGCGACAGCACCCTGGTCTCGATGGACTCGACACTCTACACGCTCGACCAGGGGACGACCTTCTCCAGGCTACTAAAGGAAGACGGCCAGTTTATCCTCCAGGAGAACAGCGACCGCATCGCCCTGACCTTCTGCAAGCCTCGGCCGGTGGTCGGTAGGACTCTGGTCTATCAAGGCCGGACCCTCCGCATCCTGTCCTGCCGTGTGGATGCTTCCGGTGGCTACTACAACCTTGAGCTGGGGGCGAAGACCAAGTGAGGCCTGTCGTTAACATGACGGTCGACTCGAGTAAGTTCGACGCTGCCATGAAGCAGTATCTGCTGACGACATCGCGCGATCTTCACAAGGCCATCAACAGCCGGTTCTTCTACCTGATGGTCCGGCTGTTTGTCCTGGTGCCGCCAAGAGCCCGGGCCAGGAGCGGCGCCGGATCTCCGACTACCTAGGGACTCCTGTCGGTGACATCAACCGTAAGTCTAAGAAGACCGGCAAGCGCGTCGGTAAATCCCGCATCCTTCGCCGGGTGCACCTCATCGCTCAGTCGAAGGAAGCTAAGGGCGGTCGCCGCGGCCTCTATGGCGAGGAGATGAAGGCAGCAGCCTCGGCCCTGATGCGGAAGGCCATCGGATCGGTCGGATACCTTCGATCCGGTGTGGTGAAGATGATCCGAGTCTACAACAAGGGATTCAGCCAGTTTCAGAGCGCCAAGTGGAAACCGCTGTCGAAGCCTCCCGGCTACAAGGCGCCGAAGCAGACCAACGCCGCCCTGGTCTCACTTGCTAACCAGTACGGCCTCAACGAAGAGAACGTCGCCACGCACAAAGGCACCAAGGCGCGTGGATTTCAGGCTGTCCCAGGCTTCAACCCGACAGCCTCGGTGGTAATGACCGCCGGTGTGGCCGACAACCAATACAACCGGGTGGCCGGCATCTACAACACGGCCATGCAGAAGGCCTTCGACGACGAGACGACGGAGATGGTCAACCACATGACCGAAGCCCTTCTGGCTAACGGCAAGGTTCTTGAAGACAACGGAATCTCAATCAAATGAACGCCGTAGCCCTAAGAGCCGAAAGAGCCCTGGTCGACTACCTGGCAGCAGCCAACTGGTCGGCCTCCGGCGCCGGCACACCCACCTGCCTCACGTCCTACAGCCGCGGCCTCTACGACGACCCAGACGACCAGGACGTCATGCCCAACTTCCCGCGCCTGGTAGTCTCGACCAACTCGGCCAGGCCAATGCAGCGCACCGATCTGACCTGTGAGATCGAGATCGCCGTCGAGCTACAGCTCTCGGCCGACGACACCGACGAGGCTGCTGTGCTAACCACCGTCCAGGTGCTCGACAATCGGATCCTGCCGCTGTTCGACGACACCGGGGCCTCGGCCTTGGATGCCGCGGCAAACGATCCCAGCGGCCCGTTTACGGCGCAATTCGCCGCCCCTCTGGACTTTGGGGCATCCTCAATCTCTAATCGGTCCAGGACGTTCACCAGGACATTCACCCTCTACTGTTCGGCAACCATCTAACCACCCACACGAATGGCTAATTCACAAGGACTCGCATACCAATTCGGTTCACCGGCTTCGGTGACGATGTTCGACACAGACAACACAACCGCAGTTTTCACCGCCCTGGCTTCGATTGAGAGTTACGACCTGACTCACGAAGCCGACACCGAGGAGGTTCGCAACAGCGGTGGAGAAGTGGTGGGTCACATCGGCTACAACGAACGAGTGACCCTGAACCTGAACATGATTCCCTCGGGCGCTAATGCAGCCGCCGCTCTGGCCTTCTGTTCACTGGCTCCGGTCAATGGAACGGTTTCAATCACCGGCGCTCCAGTGATTAAGATGATGGGTGTAGCCGACGTGCTAAACAGCGGCCGGTTCATCTATGCCGGAGGTGGTTCG